TGGCCTCGGACCATCCGTCGCCCTTGGACAGCAACTCCAGCGGACCCTTAACGTCCGTTGGCGCAGTGCCGTCTGTGGTCGCCTGCAGGCTGCACTGGTTCCAGTTCGCCAGCATGATGCTGATGTCTGTCGCCACGTCACCTGCAGTGACTTTTGTCCACTCCCCGACAGGGCAGAGAACTCTTGCATTTCGCGCCATTTCGCGTCTCCTTCGTTACTCACCACATAGCGGCGAGAGTGGGGCCACAGCGCACAGGTAAGAGAGCGCCATAGCGTACGCTGCGCGTCCGGTCGCCGTGATGGCGCCGTTCGAGAACGTGGTGTACATGTCTTCCTCGCCGTCGATCCCGAGACGGTAGCCCATAGGGGCCATCCCATCGGGGGCGAGTGTGGGCACGCCTTGCAGGTCTGCCCACGGCGTGTTGAGGGTGCCTTGCAGCCCGGTGTTCCCGATACCGGATGTGCAGCCCGCGATAGCGAGCGCACCGATGATCAGGAGCCATTTCATTTGGCGTCACCGTTGCCGATGGTCTTCGCCTTGGAATACCACGAGGCATACATCGCGAAGGAGGCCATCACGCCGCCCACGAACTGATCCCAGATCGCGGCCTCGACGAAGTCGCCAGCCAGAAGGGCGGCACCAAAGATGCCAAGCCAATGCCGGAAGTGTCCGGCCCATTTTGCGTCGTTCATGTCAGTTCTCCTTATCACACCACAGTGTGACTTGTGTCGGTTATGTATAAGGCTGTAGCCTGACCGATGTGGTCATAGTGGTAGATCGGCGCCAGCGCGGTGTGGAACTTGATCGCGTGGTGTGCGATCCGAACGCCATTCTTACGAACGTCTCCGTTGATGATCCCGCGCGCGGCCTTGAAGTTCGCCAGCGTAGGATTGTCGGAGATCATCGCGAGGCTCTTGCCCTTGCGGAACATGCCGTGGTGCATCCCTTCGAACAGGATACACATTGCGATCTCAGGTTCAAGCACCCGGTCGGGGTCGTTCTCCCATCCCCACTTGGCGTAGTTGGCCTTGTGGGTGAGTTGCACGTAGCCGCGACCGTAGAAGCTGTTGCCGTTCTTGTCCGGCAGCGCGTAGTTCCGGCTGATGATCCCCTTGGAGAACAGCCTTGCAACTGCGCGCCGCGAACCACCATCAGTCTTACAGAAGCCCTCGCGGATCGGCTGCATACGCTGGCCGGTCTCGTGAAAGACCGTCGCGAGTACATAGGCCAAGTGCGCCTGAGAGTACCCGGTTTTGCGCCCGTAGTTTATGATGGCGTTCAGGCCGGTGACTTGGGCGCTCGTGAGTTTGCCTCTGCGGAACGCCGGGCGTATGGTGTCGAAGAACTGCTTCCGCGTGCTCATGGTTTGCCCTCCACTGCCGCCAGTCGGGCCTCCAGTCCGCGTATCTGCGACTTGAGTGCCTTGCCGATCCGCGCTTTCTGCAGAGCGTTCTGCGCGATCTTGATCTCAGCGCGCCGGATAAGCTCGTCGGCGTGCTTCTTGCGGGTCACGTTCTGCTGCACCAGCTTCGCCTCGGCGTGCTTTGCCAGCACCCGGAGCGTAGCGATCACGAGCTTGAGGTTCGCGTCCTTGCCGTCCATGCGCCCGATGGCTCTGCAGCCCTCGCGACGTAGTTGGTGTGTGATGCTCAACACGTCCTGCGGCCATTCCAGCTTCGCAGCGTTGTGCATCGGCTTCTTCTCTGTCACCACCTTGGGCATCTGCCACTGCGGTGTCGTGCTCTCCTTGTCCATAAGTCCTCCGTGGGTTAAAAGCGCCGCCGTGCTCGGCTGAACGCATTGGGGGTACGGTTCCTGCCGAGCACCATGTCGTTCCACCCAGAGGGCGTGCGACCGTTGCCGAGCGGGTTGCGCATTAGCTTGTCGTAGGCAGCCTTCTGGGCCGCAACGATTGCGCGGCCTTCGTCTACCTTCAGGCTGTCGATCCAGTGTCGGCACGAGCCTGCGAGGGCGTCGAGCCTATCGTCATGCAGCAGGGCACCTTTGTCTCGCGTGATGCGGGATAGCTGATACCACAGGCTGTATGATGGCCTATTGTTGATCGGGTAGTCAATCGTGTCGTCCCAGTCCTTCTGGAGCAGGCCCTCGTCCACGATCAAGCGGCCAGCGCCGATCATGGGCTCAAGGGTGTCGATGATCCGGAGTTCCTTCTGTCCGGTCTCCCACACGTCCTCGATAGTGCACGGGTGCTCCTTCATCAGAAGCGGCGTCCACACGCTACTCAGCGCGCCGTTGCCGAAGTTCTTCTCGATGTCGATCTGGTGGGGCTTCCACTCAGACGCGATTGCAGTCAGCGCGTCCATCGACGAGAGGTCAAGCCCGCCGGGCACGCCTCCTACGTCCACGACGAATATCTTGCCTGCGAGCATCTTGGTCACTGCATAGGCAGTTTCATCGCCGTTCTGTCCGCCACCTGCTGGATCAACGTACATATGACAGGCCGTGAAGGGAGCGAACTCTTCTCCGAAGCCTACAGCCCGATGGTAGTGGTCCGTGATGGGCCAGTCCGATGGGGTGTGTATCCGTTGAGCCGGTGAGGGCTGGAAGTTGACATGCAAGGGTGCGCGCTCCGCGTTGACGTGCATGAAGATGATCTTGTCCGACTTGAGCGGAAACCTCTCGGCGTCACTCAGGCGGGTGTCGAGCATATGCTGCAACTGGAAGTACGCGGCGCCTTGATCGATCTCTTTGGAGTTCAGGACGTCCTCGGGTAGAAGCACGGGGTCCGTGGCCTGCCCGCGGTTGCTCATAGGCCCGCCACCAGTGCGGAGGCTGGGGTCTTTCGCGACCGCTCGCGCTATGGTGGGCGCCAAGTGCTGGCCGTAGTTGTCCTGTTCTTTCTGCGTCGGATACCGGCCCGGCCAGATGCGGATGTCGTATCCACGGCTGTGCAGTCCGTTGTAGACGCTGTCGATGCTCTGGGGCGTGCCCAGATAGATGATGTCGCCCAGTGAGCAGATCGAGATGAAATCTCGTGTCAGGTGGACGAGCCGAGAGCGCTGCACCTCCGTCATGGAGTTCTTGCTGCTTTCGATGTCGTCCGCGATCAGGAGGTCGGCACGCTTACCCTGAAGGTTCGACGTGATACCGACACAGGCTATACTGGGTGATTTCTCTGGTCCCTTCAACTCATGATGGATGTCGAAGGCTTTGACGCTCGCACGGTCGCCCGCTCCACGGTCTGGCCGCAGACAGGCAAGCTCCTCCATGCCCATGATGATCTGGATGATCCACCCACTGATCTCCGTGGCCATGTCGCTGCCGGACGAGATAATGAGCACGCGAGTGCTCGGGTCGTGTATTTGCCGATACACCGCGTATGCCGCCGTGATCGTGGTTTTCGCCTGCCCACGTTGCGCCTGCACCATGCGGTACTGCGGACCGTGAGCGATGTACTGCGCGATGTCTAACTGCAAGGCCGTGCAGTCGAAGCCCATGAGGCCCTCGATAACATCGAACAAGAGCGTGCTGAACTCTTTGTACTCCTTCTGGAGCAACTTGAGTTCAGCCCATCTCTCCCCCGTGGCCCACTTGCGTTCATCCATTGACGACGGACAAGTTAGTGAGGTTCACGAGGTTCGTACGTTTGGCCTTGCGTGCCGCGAGCCTCTCCTCAGTTGCGGACAGCTTCTCGATCTCCTCCGTGTCGAAGGCGATGGAGTTGTCCTTGAGGAACTTCGTGACTGCAGCGAGCATGGCCGGGTTCGGCATGATGTTGTCGCTCATGAGCAACGCGAGCATGTCCTCCTCCATGTTCTCGGTGTCTACATTGTCTGCCGCGTCGAGCCGCTTCTCGTAGGTGGCCAGCACCTTCTCGAAGACAACCGCGACCTTGGCGTGCAGATCACCGAGAGCTTGTTCGGTTGCTGATCCTTTTGCCATTATAGCCACCCTTGAATGAAGAACCCGAGTGCCGTCAACACGACAGGGACCGACACGGCCACGCCAGCAGTCTTCCAGCGGAAGGCTTCCAAGCGTATGATGCGGTCCTCGATCTTGTCGATGGAGTGGTCCTGCCGATCTTGGCGCGTGAGGATGTTCTTCACATCCGCGGCGATGCCGCCTACTAGAAGCAGCAGGCGAGCATAGCCGGGATCATCCCTTGGCGCGCTCACAAGACTGCAGCGGAGGCGAACAGCGCGTCCACCTCCTCAGTGCTCAGTGCGAGTGCGGTGATCAATGCGAGCGTGACGGTATCGTTCCGCCTCACTCGACTGGCGAACTCCCAGTCTTCCTTGGCTGAGACGCTCATGCGCGCGATTTCCGTGCGGGCCGCGCTCCACTTACCAGCGCCGCGGAGTGCCCGGACGAACTGGCCCTTGCGCACACTCTTGGCGCGGCGCTCGACCGCATCGAGAGCGTGCTGCGAGGCGTGCAAGCTGATCTCGTCGGCGGTCATGGGGCGTCGGATTGTGCCCGAAGGCGATACGATAGCTTTCTGCATTGTCTTACCCCTTGATCCCGAAGAGTTTGATGGACCCAGTGTTCATCACACCACTGCCGACAGACAACTTGATCTGGTCATAGGCAGTTTCCGTGTGGCAAACACCAAAGCGCACGTAGACGTTGCCCTCGGGTGTAGCAGCGTGTCCTGCATCGCATCGGCAGCGGCCCTTGGCCACGGCGTTAAAGCCCGATACTTCGATCAGGCCCTCTGCACCCGTAGAGCTTGAAACTAGTTCGATTTGCGTGACGGTGCCACCGCCATCGCCACCATCGGTTACGGTCCACTCGGTATTCGAGGTCTCGTAGGTCGAACCGGCATCGTCGGAGAACGAGAGGTTGATGTTCGAGGTGCAGTCCACGCCTTCTATGGAAATCCAGATGTGGAAGTAAGCCGACAGGCCAGTGAACTCGATGTCCGTGTCGGAACTCGGCGTGGTGTCGCTGATCAGGAACATGCCCACACCCGCGGCGGCATCCGCATACGCGGTCGTCGCGATCTGGGTGTTGTTGGTGCCCGGCGCTGCTGTTGGTGCGAGCGGCACCCCGGTGAGCGTCGGGCTCGCCAGAGGCGCGTAGGTGCTCACACCGGACGTGATTTCATCATCAACGTACTTTTTGCGCGCTGCGTGATCATCAAGCGTCGGGTCCGTTGCCGCCTTGAGCAACATGGCGCCCGTCATTTGCTGACTGCCGTCGAGGAGCATGACCGCGCCACCGCCGACCTGATCGTCCACGTACTTCTTCGTGGCGAGATGCAGGTCAGCCGTAGGTGCAACACCAAGGATCTTGGCGGTGAACGGGATCGTGCCGTCCCGGCGGATAAGCTCCGCAGGATCGATCGACGCTGCAGAAACCGCAGCCGCAGCGGCAGCCGCCTCCGCACGCGCAGTGAGCGCGACGAAGTCGATGCCGTTCCAGCGACCGTCGAGGATTTCCTGCATGGACATGAAAACGTGTTTGAACTCGATGTTCATGTTGCGCCCAGTCAGGGCGCCACCGGTCTCGAAGTCCACTTCCAGCACCGACTTGGATACCGTACGCTCGACGACAACAACGTCGTCCACGTCAAGGTCTTCGGTGATCCGCAGCACGAACTCACTGTCGAAGGTGAACGTGCGGTAGATTTGCTCACCCCCGCTGTCCAGTTCAGTCGTGACGTAGGCGGTGATGTCGTCTTCCTCCAAGTACCCCAGAGCGAAGGAGAGCGTGAAGGTCTGCGCGCCACCTGCGTAGGTGAACGAGTTTGTGGTGTAAGCCATGTGGCCCTCCCTATTCGAAGATACGGTTTGCGATGTAGGTGCCTGCAAAGGGCAGGGCCTTCAACGCGCGACGGTCGTAGTAGTCCATGTCCCCGCGTGCTGCAGCCAGCAGCGCACCGGGAGCCCGGCGTAGATCATCGGCCTGCGTGAACGCCGGAGGAACCAGACTGGCGTGGTGCCCGAACTGATTGATCCGATAGTCTTCCATGCCCACGATGGTGAACGCGGGGTCTGTGATCATGGGTATCCAGCCGGTCATGTTGTTGTAGCTGAATGCCGCCACAGCCCGCTCGGACTGTGTGCGATCTCGCCCGCTCTCCAAGTCACGGATATTCACGGCAACCATCGCGGTCGCCATTCCGAAACTCAGAGCGGCCAAGCCCTGCAGGTCTACGTGCCGCCCATTGCGGATGAACTGCTTCTGGAACGCCTGCATGGGGAACGTCATCAGGTGGGTCATGAGTGAGCCCCATCCGGTGTGCATCCATGCGTCTTGTTCGCCAGCCAAACTCTTCTGAACAACTTGGTTCATGTTCCGGGCCATGGAGGCGCCGAAGGTCAGGCGCAGTTCTGGGTCCCAGTTGGCGAGGTCCAGCACATCGACGGACCCGTTCTCGTGGAACGTGATCTGTCCGCTGTTAAGCATGCTGTCAAGCTGGTCGAGTTCCAGTCGGCCTAAGCCGAAGTCGTCCTCGAAGCGCGTGAGCATCGCGTCGTAGTCCCCTTCCTTCAGGGTCCGCATAACCTTGTCGATCATGCCGAGCACTGCGACCTGTTGCTGGTACGCGCGTACGTGGTTGAAAGCACTGAGGTAGGACTGCACGAACGAGGCGTTAGCGGAGATGTCGCTGATCCTCTTCATGATCGTTGCCTTTCCGGCAGCGGACACGTCGTCCATGTCGAACCACTCGGCGAAGTAGCGCTGATCGCGCCCTGTTGCGCCGATTAGGTACGACACTTCCTTCAGCAGCTTCTTGTTGTTGTTGCGAAGCTCCTTGTCCCATGCGATCATGACCCCACGGGTGTAGAAGTTCTGGGCGCCGACTTGCGCGATGATCGCCCCGGTCTCACCGCCTTGGGTGATGCCGAGCTTCTCCAGCAAGCCTAAGTTCGCCAGACGTTTGGCCACCGCGACCACTTGGCCTACGCCAGTGTTCGTCACGCCGTCGAAGAAACCGTGTACCGGTCCTGCGTTGAAGTGGCTGAACATCGCTTCCAGCAAGCCGGTCTCCATGACCTCCTCGCCGAGTGCACGCTGTTTCGCCTGAGCGGCTTTGATGAACGTCGTGCGCTTTGCGCGGTTAGTGATGCCCTGTCGAGCGAGCGCGGCTGCGCCCGACATTTGCCGGGAGTAGCGTTGCCACGAGCGGTGCATGTCCTGCTCCATGAGGTCCACGAGCTTCAGGTCTCGACCGTCGGTGGTCCGGATAGAGATGTTGAGGTCGATCTCGTTCCGCGACTTCGCGAAGCCCTCTTTGGCCCGGTCCTCGGCTGAGCCGATGAGGCGGTCCATGATCTTGGCGATGTCCTTCTCGGCCACTCCAGAGATACGCAGGCTCTCGGCCATAAACTCACGCCCGTCCCCGGTCATCAGCGTAGCGATGCTGCCGTCG